TTTATTACTCTGATAAATACCAGTATAAACGGGTTGGTGAACATCCCTTAATTGCCATGTTATAAACTTTGTTTCAGTTGCCCAATTACGATTAAAGTTTGCGTAAACAGGAACAGGCGTTGCAATGCTTGTTAGTTGCGCCTGTATTGCCCTTGCATAATTACTGACATTGTTTTGCGTTGTCATGTTAAGCCTTTGTCGCAGGGTCAGAACGGTAACACATTAAAGTAACACTCATTCTATCATTGCTTTCAATTACATCTGTTATTCGCCATTCATTACCGCGCCAAGTTACGCTGTAATTGTTTTGCCCGTCAGCAACAGTTTTCATGTTAGGCGTGTAATTAAACTTCATGCTAATTAAATCAGAATAAACACGATACCGTTCTGTAATAGCAACAGAATTTCTAACTTCAGAAACCAAAGGGCGACCAACAAACCAAAGTGTTGTGGTTGTTGTATATTCGCCAAAACTATCCACACCAAAACTTAGCGTGTTAATGTTTACATTTTCAAAGCGTGCAATAGCCATTTGCTACATCACCAAAGGCTTATATTGTCTAAGCAATACATCCACCCCAAACGGTATTGTTTGTAAAGCCCCAGCCGTTGTTTCGCTTCTGTTGTTATAAAGATGCGTAAGCAATAACAACCCTGCTTGTTTGATAACAGGGTATTGCGCCAAAATGCTTGAACTGATTGTATAACTGCAAACAACAGGTGATGTCATATATGTATTAAGGTCAGTTGGCAAATCATTAAGAATCACCTTGTTACCTGTTACATCATAAAAATATGAACTAGCCGCAACGGTTGTTAAAACAGGTGGGCTTGCATCGCTGTAATACTTAACGCTGTTTATGGTAACGCCATTTTGTGAAACTTCAGGCAAATCCAATGTTAGTGGCGTGCCGTATAAAGCAGACGCGCCATAGTAAACAGTATAAGACTGATTAAAAATTGGTAAGCCCAAATAATCTTCAATGTGCATCCGCACCGCAACTTCTAAATCACTTAAATAACTATCCTGTGATTCATCGCCAAACAAGTTTAATTGATTGGTAATTTCATCTAAGGTTAGCCATTGTGTTTGTAAATCGCGACTTGTTTGAACAACCTTATCATAGTTAAATGGGTTGCGCGTGGGCGCAAGATTTACTACACCACTAATGTTGTTCACCGCCATAATTAAACGCCTTTCAAGAATACGCCAGCAAATACATCGCGAATTGATGATGCCATCCGCATTTCAGCGTAAATGGTTACAAAACCTGCTTGCGTTTGGTCAAAGCGTTTGATGGTCATTGTTTCAGCATCGGCAATAGTTAAGAACCTATCCCAATTTGCTAATGCAAGGGTTACTTTACCTGCGCCCGTAAAATCCATATACGGGTTTGGAATAACAGGAAAACCAAACATATTAATAACAGCACCGCCATCATCATCCCCTGCCTCAATAAATAGGCGTGAATTATTGCCTGTTGTTGCCGCTTTAAGATTTCGCAAATTGTGTATTATTTCAGGGTGTGCGTGCCAAGCAGTTGTTGGCATATTATAGTATTGCGGTGGCAATGCTTTAACAAGATTAACTACATCGTCATAATTAATAGCCGCCGCGTTTTGGTTTACAGTTAAAACTGTGTGCCTGCCGTTGGTTATTGCTGTTCCGCTAGTGCCAAATGCCGCCGCAGATGTGCTTGTAGGGTATGTAAACACACCGCGCAAACCGTCTGTTGCACCTGTTGATGTTGTTGTTGAACCTGATTGGTCATCATTAAGTGCCATAGATGCGGCTTCAATTTGACTAAATTCAAAGGCTAAATCTTCAACAATTTCCAATTCCAAACCGTTTACATCGCTTAAAACTGCGCTACGAATTGGCAACTGTGCTGAAATTGCACGCATTGGCAACTGCCAAATGCTTGTGTCTATATTAGGTGAACCACTATTAGGATTAACTGCGTAACCCCAAGGGTCTGTTGCATCTGCGGCATTACCCGTCTTAGCAACAAATTGAATGTCTGATTCCATTGCCGTTATTTGTCTTGCGCCCATACGGAATGGGTTGGCATAACGCGCCGCCGCAAAAGCGTCATCAAAATAGGTGCGACCACCAACATTTGAACCGCTTCCAGTAATCGCGCTTGCCTCTTTAACCACTTTTAAATCAACGGTGGCTTCACCATCAATTAGGGCAGTTTTAATGCCGTCTAAAACTCTTTCAGCGATTTTCATTTTGGTATGTCCTTTAGGTAAAAAAAAGGGATGGCAACTTTTGCCACCATCCCTAACCCGTATTAAGCGTTTGCTGTGCCAGTAGAACGGAAACGAACACCTGCAAATGGGTCGCGAACAGATGTTGCCAAGCGTTTTTCACCAAAGAATGTGATAAAGCCGGGCAATGTTTGGTCGTAACGGCGCAATACCATGTTTAATCTATCAACGATTGTGTAGAATTTATCCCAATCGCCAAAGAACATTGGATATTTGCTAACTGTGCCTGCCGCGCCTGTTGCAGTTTGTGATGGTGTGTCTAAATATTTATTGACAACAACATCAAAACCTAACAATGAACCAACAATGCCATCTGTGCGTGATAAACCATCAACATAGATTGGGCGACCTTGTAAATCTGTCAAACCACGAATTGCTTGTAGCAAAATTGGGTTAATAACAAATTTGGCTGATGCAGTCCAGTATTGTTGCGGCAATGAATAAACAAAGTTAATCACATCTTTATAAGTGATGTTGTTTGCGCCAACAGTATTAGCATTGGTTGTTAATTGGTCATAAGTAGCAAGTGAGTGTAAACCTGTTGCTGAACCTGTGCCGCTTGAACCAAATGCCGCAACTGAACAAGTGCCGCCTGCGTATGTTGCATTTGCACCTGCATATTGGTCAAGACCGCGTAAGCCGTCAGCACCACCTGTTGAAACTGTTGTGCCTGAACCTGTTTGGTCATTGTTTGAAACCATTGACTGCGCTTCAGTTTGTGCAAACTCGGCAAGCATATCATCAACAACATTGGCTTCTAAACCATCAATGTCATCTAAAGCGGCTGTTCTAATTGGGAATTGAACATTTAGGTCTTTTAAAACGATTTGCCAAATGCTTGTATCTTCAGTTGTTGCCGCGCCGTTGTTTTGGATTGCATAACCCCATTGTGCGCCAGCATTACCTGTTTTAACGCGGAATTGGTATGAAGAACCGTCAGTTGCTACTGTGCGGCAAATGCCACGCAAAGGGTTAGCCAAACGCAATGCAACAAATACAGGGTCATAGGCTGTGCGACCACCTTGGTTGTTACCGCCACCAGTTAATGCTGAAGCCTCTTTCATGTAAGCCGCATATTGGCTGTCATCTTCAAACATTTTTAATTCAGTTTGTGTGCGACCATTTGCTTTGTGGAATTTGGCAAGTTGTTCTTTAACCATTTTGTTTACATCGCCGCGAACGGTTTTTTCAATTTTTAAGATTGATGGTGCTGGATTGATAGATGCAACTTTGGCTTCCAAAGCGGCTACTTTTTCAGAAAATGAAACTTCAACTGCATCTACTTTAGCAGTAACGGCTTCAGTTACTTTTGCAATTTCAGCAATGTTATTTGCCTCAATCGCGTCTAACTTTTCAATGATTTCAACTGACATGATTTATCCTTTAATTCGTTTATTAAGTTGTTTTAACAATTCACGCTTATTTAATTCGGCTAGAATCGTTTCATTAACCGCCGCGTCTGATTCACTCAAACTTGGTGGCGTTTCAACAGTTTCATCAACTGCATCACGCAGTTTAATTACTTTGTTGAATATGCTAGATGCGGCGGTTGCGTGCATCTTGGTCAATCCTGCATCACGCAGAACAGATTCTATTTCTTTAAGGTTAATTGTGCCGTCAGCACGATAAACATTTTCTAATTTGTTTATATTGGCTTCAGGGTTGTTTGGGTGCATAACGATTGACACTTCACGCAAACCACCTTTAGTGATTTGAAAGTAACCCTCATCATAAGCAGGGTCTTGTGGGTTCATTACTTCGTTATTAGCGTTTACCATTTGATATTCGTCAGCGTATGCGCCAACTGAAACACCACCAACCATGTTTGGCGATTCTTTCATAATGGTGTAAAGGTCTTTGCCAACGCTTGTGTTAGTAAACAAACGACCTTTGCCCGTCATGCCTACTTCGTCAAACTCAAACATAGTCCATTCACCAACAGGCAATGATTCGTCATTGTGTTGGAAATACATTGGCAACGGCTTGCCTAATTCAGCGTAACCAGCCGCCCAATCTTTAAAGGCTTCAGGCTGATAGTTAAACCTGCGACCATCCATGCCCTCACGCGCCCCCCAAGTTGTCAAAACAGCCTCAATCGTTCCGCACATTTCCGCTTCATCAGCATTAACGCCCAAAACCACTTCGCTTTCATAAAAAAACTTAACATCTTTAGCCATGGATAATAACCCCTTTGTTTTTCATCCCATTCGTTTTAAACGGCATTGAAACGCGCTTGTCTGCCGCTTGTTTCATTTGAACGGTTAATAATAATAATCTTAATTCCTTTAACTCTTTTTTTGTCATTATGCTTTGCCTGCTTGACCAGTTTTGCCAACGCTTGATGCGTTGCCACCGCCGCCAGTATCTTGTGGCGAACTGCCTGCAATCGTGCCTGTTGGTTTGCCTGTGTCTTTTAATGCGTTTGCGCCATCTATTTCAGCCCTGCCAAGGTATGCGCGTGCCTCATTAGGCGTTAATATACCGTTATTGACACCAGCCACCACATAATTCATTTGGTCAAGCGGCGCACCGCTTAAAAACGATTCTGTTTGAAATTCAACGCATAGGTTTGGATAACCTTGCAATAAACTTTGTTTCAATTTTTGCTGAATGTTTACCAACATCGGGAAAATGGTTGATTTGTAAAATTCATCAAGCATTGTTTGGCTGTTGTTAAACTTGCCGTTTTCAATAGATAACATTGCAACAGGCACACCAAACAAACCACAAATTCGTTTCATTGTTTGCATTTTAAGGTTGGCGCAATCAGCGTCTTGCAAGTTAAGCATATCAATAGGCAAGTATTTCATGCCGTTATCAAGCAACATGGATTGTCCCGGCTTACTTAGGTCTGTTGGGCGTGAACCTGTCATGCTTGACCATGCCTCTTTAAGCCTTGCCGCAATTTCCTTGTATTTTGTATCAGGAATTACTTGGTCAGTAACAAACATCCCACTTGGCTTTGCGCCATTGGTCATTATAAAGTTGGCGTATAGGTCAATATCTTGGTCAAGCGATACTAACTCAACCGCTAAAATGCCTTTGTTAAAACCTGCCGAACCTTGCCATGCCGCTTCCTTTAGGTGCATAACTTGGTGGGCTTGCAATGGTGCGTCTTTACTGAAACCGTATGATGGCGTTGAAAGCCTGTAAGTTGGGTAACGGGTTGGCGTTATAGTTGCGCTAATAAGCGTGCTATCTAACACATACATTTCCAATGGTGTTTGTTGGCTATTCTCTTGGTCTTTACGCCATAGAACGGTAAACACTTCACCCGATAGGTCAAGCCACATACAAAATTGATACCAAAATTCGTATTGGCTTTGAAAGTTATTAGGTGCTTGCAGTAAAGATAGAACGGATTTGGCTTTGGCTTTATCGCGTGCTGAAACTTTATTGCTCAAACAAGCATCAACTAATGAACCATCATCGGTTGTTGCCATAATCTTAATGGGTAATTGTGCAAGTGCGCGTGCTTTAACGCCTACGCAAGACATAATGGTTGAATTGCGGCTTAAAACCGACATATCCACCAAACGCCCTGCCTCATTAGCACTTGATGTTGTTACATATAATAATTGGCTAGATGATGCAAATTGTTTCGCACCAGCGTTGCGAATGATGTTATTACCAAGGGCGGTTTGACCAAAAAGCGTGTTGCTTTCATTGGCGTTTGTCTGCGGTTTTCTTTTGAAAATGTCTAGGATTGCCATGTTATTCCCTTATAAACTACGGAAGCCGTAAGATGATGAAGCCAAGGGATTATCAAGCGAACAATGCATTGCGATAATCAGGGCAATAATGCCATCAACCTTTGCTGATTTATCCGCTTCGTTCTTACGCACCTTGATGTTCCCGTTTACATCTTCATAAACTTCGCAGTTGCCTAACTGCCAACCTACAAATGGGTTGCCATCGTGTCTTATGAATTGCGACATTACCAGTTTTTCTATGTGCTTGGATGGGTTACTTAAAACCGCCATTCCTTGCCCAACCTTTTTAACAGGTATGCCAGCATCGTGTAAACGCGCAATTAAAGATGCGGCGTTATAAGCATCATAGCCAACTTCTTTCACATTGTAAAGTGTCGCTTGACTTTTTATATAATCGCTAATTTCGCGGTCATCCATTACATTGCCTTGGGTAATGTGCAATATGCCTGACCTTACGGCTTGGTCAAATACATCGCGGTAATGTGTTGGCACTAACGCCAAGCCATCTTCAGGCAGGAAAAACTTGAACTCGGCATGGTAATCTTCATTGCTGTATCTTTTAAGCGTGCAGACAGCGTTTAAATCGCGTGTAGCGGCAAGGTCAAAGCCTATAAACACCGATTCGGGTTCGTTTTTGCTATCCCCAACGCTATTATCCCAATACTGCCTATCAAGCCATGCGCTATTTGCAGATACATAAACATTAAGAGTTTTGCATAAAAATTCATTTAATGCGGCAGGCTTTAACTTTGCTTGTTCGCATCGTTCAGCAATAGCGTCTTGATAAATGCTAATGCCGTGCATAGGGTTAGCCTTTGCCCATGTTGTTGGGTCGCGCCAATCATCTTGTGGGTCAAGTCCATATAATAATCCAAACCAACGCGGATTATCAGTTGCTTCACCATTTAACATTGCTTCAAACATTTGCATATCTTCATAAAACTTTGTGTCTTTTGAAAAAGATGCTGTGGTTATATAAATACGCAAAGGATTGCGGCGTGCCACCATGCCTGAATGAATAACTTCAATGCTGTTCCTATCTACAATTTGGGCGGCTTCATCTACTATGGCGCAACTGGCGTTCTTGCCATCGCCTGACTTTTTATTGTCGCGTGATAAGGCTTTAAACATGGATTGCAAATCATTTGCTTTTTTAATTTCATATTTGCTAACATCAAACACATTTTTAACTTCAACAGGCATATTTTCAACAAACCCTTTGGCGGCATCAAACACAATAGTTGCCTGTTCGCGGTTAGTTGCTAATGTAAACACTTCAGCACCGGCTTCGCCAAACTGTAATTCATAAAGGCTTATGCCTGCGGTAAAAGTTGATTTGCCTGCTTTGCGTGGAATAAAAATAATTACATCCGTTACCATTCGTTTTTCATGGTCTTTTTTACTACGAAAACCATAGATAGCGCAAATAGCAAAAATTTGAAAAGGTTCAAGTATTAACGGTTTACCAGCATCCGCGCCTTTAGTATGTTTAAGCGTGGCAAAAAATTCCAACACATGGTCTACATGGTCGGCAACAAATTCATATTCCCAATGCTTATCTTCAAGTTGATTTAAAAACCGTTGGCAAGCAAGTTTAATTTTATTGCAAACAGGGGTGTTGCCTTTAACAACATTTATTGCGTAAAAAATACCGTCTTCTAATTTCATTTTTTAGTAACTTTAACGCCTGCCAATAAACTGCTATAAGTTGTGTCGCTTGATGTGCCTTTTCTATCAAACTGACTTTTAGGTGTTAAGCCTAATTCGTTCATTAACACCACAATTTTATTAAGCGAATCTTTCATAACGCTAACATAAGGACTTGCGCCCATAGTTTTGCCATTATTAAATGTTGTAACAATACCGTTTGCCCTAATACCTTTTTTGCATCTTATATACATTGTCATTTGGTCGGCAAGCATTTGTAAAATATGGCGGTGTTGTTCTGCACCAATAGCATAAGTTTCCCAAAGAAAATCCGATGTTTCACGAATAAATCGTTTTTCATCCCAAGCATCGGGGCTATCAATCCATTCAGAAAATGGAATGCGTTTGCGAACATTTTCAGGCAATAGCGAACCTTGATTTAATCCTTTAGTGCCGCGAACAATATGCAATTCAGGTGGCAATTTATTTGACATTTTATTTCCTAAAAAGAGTTGCTTTTTTAAATTAGTCAATTTATAGTCTATTCACATTTAACCAATGCGGAAACTTATAATGGAAACTAAACTTTCAATAGTAAAAAAACAAATGGCATTAAACAACTGGCAAGAAGCCATAAGGTTAGCGGCTAAATTTCCGCAACTTGGCGAACACCGTGCCACAATACTTGATGCTAACCTTGCTTATACAAACCCACGCTTTATGGTGCAAATTAAAAAAGATTTAGACGCATTAAAAAACAATGGGCGTTTGTCACTTATTAGCCGTTTTGGTTAATATGTTCAACATTACACATTTTTGTTACTAAAAAATTTAATGGCGATTCTTTATTAAATGTTGTTGCTAAATTATTATTATTATAAATTGCAGTAAATTTAACATTTGGATATGCTAAAGCCAAACAAATTGCTGTTTCACCGCTTCCACTATCAACTTCAACATTGCTTGGCAATTCGCCAATTTCATTTTTAAAAGCCATTCCAATTTTATACATAAGTTCAAAGTTTAAATAACCGCTTGTAGCATTAAAAAATAATGGAAATGCTTTTTTTATTTCACATGAACTCCACCATTTGTTTGCAATTAACCCACCATTAGGACTTATATCAACAACATAAACATTACATTTTTTTAATTCCGCACTTGCATTTCCGCAACTAAAACATACAGCCCCAGCATACCCAGCGTCTTTTATATGTTTAGCAATAACTTCTGACCTTATTTTTTTGTTTTGAAATTTAATTTTCATCAACATCGCCTAATTCAGTTTCTATACCAGCAATTTTTAATGCGGCTTCAATATCCATATTACAATCACCGCAATTATTAACTGCTTTTTTAATATCGCCTTTAATAAAAACTAATATATTTTGATGAACCTTTACCATTTTTCTATGTTTAAATAATTTGCCAGCCCTTTGTGGTGCTGTGCCTAAACTATTTAAAAGTATTATTTCGTTGTAATATGTAAGCCCTAATTTATTAAACAAAGATATGTTATCGCCAACAAAATTTCTATATACCCCAGTTTTTTTGTCGCGTATTTCAGCAATTTTAATAACTAAAAAAGCATTATCAGCAAGCATTGAAACGCATTTGCGAAAAATTCTTTCATACTTTGACATAAATTCTTCATAAGTGCCAAACGCGCTCATATCTTCTTTGCTATATACTTCTAAATCATAATACGGTGGGCTAGTAAAACATAAATCAAAATTTCTAACATCAATATGTTTATCAATGTTTTCACTATCACCGCAAGCATAATATATATTTTCATAATTGCTACACGCATTACGATTTACATTAACTTGTTCTTGCCTAAATTCAACCGCAAAATAATTTAAACCTAATTCACCTGCAACAACACCTTTTGTTTGTTCGCCACCAAAAGGGTCTAATACTTTTCCACCAGCAGGGGCAAACCATTTCATCATAAGTTCGGCTAATACAGGGTCAAAATTACTGCTACCATTATTTATTTCAGACATTAAACTATCTTTTGCTAAAACACCTTCTTTAGTTTCAGTTAAATTGCCTGTTAATTTAAGCCATTGCCTGCGTCTTTGTTGCCAATAACCTTGTTTTGTATCTAAAATTGAAAATGGCGGTGCGCCAAATTGTTCTGCTAATGTTCCATTGTCATAATCATCATCATTATTTATTGTGTCATTGCCCAATTCAAATTCTTTTAATTCGCTTTCATCAAAACCAAGCAAATCAAGATTAAAACCAAATTCTTTTAAATCCATTACTTCCATGCCAAGCAATTCATTATCCCAACCGGCGTTTAATGCCAATTTGTTGTCAGCAATAATGTAGGCTTTCTTTTGCATTTCTGTTAAACCATCAAGTTGTATAGTTGGCACTTCTTTTTCACCAAGTAACCTTGCGGCTTGCAACCTACCATGCCCAGCAATAATTCCGTTTTCGCCATCAAGCAACAACGGGTTAGTCCAACCAAATTCTTTTATGCTTGACGCAATTTGTTGCACTTGGTCTGCGCTATGCGTTCGGCTGTTGTTAATGTATGGAATTAATTCATCAATTTTTTTATATTCAATTTTTAATTTCATGTCTTGTCCTTTTGTCAATTTTAACTACCCCCCTTTTGAACTCCATTTGCAAACGATTGTA